CTTCGCCGAATCCGGTGTCGCGCCGGATTCCACCAGCGCCTTTTCGGTGGCCGACAGGCTCGTGTAATCTTCGCCGTATTTTTCCTCAAGCGACTTGTGTGTGCTCGCATCGTCACTGAACCTATTCACGATCGGATACAGCATCGCTGCAGCGATCGTCGACGCTCCGAGCGGGTTGGTCATCACGCTCGCGATGACTTCGCCCGCGGCCCACATGCCCTTCTCGATCGCGGTTTTGAGGGTTGTGTTGATGCCTTTTCCGCCGCCCCGCGCCGCTTCGGTGGCTGCGTCAGTTCCCGTGTCTCCCAGCCCGCTGTCCAGCAGCCGCCGGCCGGTGTTGAATACCGTCTTGATGCTGTTCGCCACGCCCATGATCTTGGTCACGAACGACGCGCCCTTGCCGATCAGCCACAGGTCGAAGATCGCCCGGAAGAAGTTCAGCACCTTTTCCAGGTTCCCTTCCGTGGTGATCCATTCCATCGCGTCGCTGAGGCCGCTCAGGATCTTGCCCAGCATCTGCACGTAGCTGTTCTCGCTCTCCTGCAGTTTCCCGCCGGCTTCATCCAGCGCCTCCGCTGCCGCGCCGATCGCCTCGCCGATCTTGGTGAACGCTTCCTCGATATTCTTCTGGAAGTCTTCCAGCGCCTTCTCGCGTTCTTCCTCCGTCTCCGCGTCCATGAAGGAGATCAGCGCGTCCAGCGCCCCCTGGAAGTTACTGCTGATATCCAGCGCCAGCTTCCCGAAGATCTTTGTCGCCACGGATTCCTTGAACGCGTTCCACTTTTCCTGCAGCAGCCCCACCTGGGCGTACAGGTCGCTCATGGTCTGCAGCTCGTCTTCCGTCAGGCCGGTGCCGCCGTTCTCCACGTCGAACTCTTTCAGGTTCCGCTGGATCTCGTCCCAGTCGCTCAGGATGGAGTCGATCTCCTGGACCTTCTTCGCGCCAAAGATGTCGCCCATCGCGTCGTCCCAAGTGCCGGCGGCGACCATCCGTTCCTTTTCCTCGGCCATCTTGCCCAGGACGGCCTCGACGTATTCCAGGTCGTTCGTGTAGTTCACGCCGGAGATCCCGAACCACTCCGTTACGCTGTCAGACTTCCCGCCGTACTTCAGCCGGCTGATCATGCTCGTGATGCTGCTCAGGTCACCGTGGGCCGCCTTCATGGCCCGGTCCCACTTCTGCACGTCCGTCGCGCTGGATCCGAAAAAGCTGGCCAGGTCGAGATAATTGTCGCTCTTCGCGGCGATGTCCATCAGTTCGCTCCAGACGGAGCCGATCGCCCGCTGAATCGCGCCGATGGCCCCGGTGAACGCGTTCTCGATCGCGCTGGACATCCCGCCCGCCGCATCGGAGATCCGGCCGAAGCTTTCCGCCAGCGCGTTCGTCTCCAGGATGGAACTGCTCGCCCCGGTCTTGATCTTGGAGAAGCTGTTCCCGACGTCGTCGATGCTGGTCTTCATGTTCGCCAGGGCCGTCCTGGCGTCGTTCAGCTTGATCTCCCACTTCGCGACGGCTTCCTCGTTGTCGCCGTACTTCTCCCGGACTTCCTCCAGGGCCTTCTCGTATGTCCGGACGACCTTTTCCTGCTCTTTGATCTGCTTCTGCAGGTTCCGGGTCTTTACTTCGTTCTTCTGCTGCTCGGTGGCGTTCTTCCCCAGTTCCGCCGTCTCCGCCTTCAGCTCGCTCCGGAGGACCTTCAGGTTCCGCTGTGCTTCCTTCAGCGCGGAGCTGTATTCCTTCTCGCCTTCCAGGACGATCTTCTGCCGGATGTCTCCGTTTGCCATTCTTCCCACCTCACAGGCCTGTATTCCGCTTGATGATCTTGCCGCCGTTCACGCGGATATCGTGCTCCGCGCGGATCTTGTACATGTCCATGATCCACCCCGGCGTCAGTTTCCTTGCGTCCTTAATCGATATCCCGGCGATCAGCGCGTACCCGTAGTATTCCCGGGCCCGCGTCTCCCGCCGGTTCATCCGTTTTTTTCAATTTCATCCAGGTATTCGTCGTGCACCGCGTCGTCGGCTTCGTTGCCGCCGGTGGTCTCGCTCTTCATACCTTCCTCGATGGCTGCGTGCACGGCCTTCGTCAGTTTGCCGACGGAGAAGTGCCGCACCTCGTCGCCGGTTACATTCGGGGTCAGTCCCGCTGCGTCCCGGGCGCTGTTCGCCAGAATCCGGAAGATCGCGCTCATGGCCGTCGCCATGTTCAGCCCCTCGCCGTTGCCGTGAAGGCTGTCGTACATCTTTTTGACGCCGCCGAACTCCTGCTCGATCTGCTCCAGCGCCCACATGTCGAAGAGCAGGTCGTACTTCTTTCCTTTCACTACGATGCTGACCATGATCCTTTTCTCCTTTCTATACACAAAAAGCCGGGGCGGAGGTTTCCCTCCGTCCCGTTGTCGTTACGAGATACCGGCCTTGGTCTTCAGCCAGGCGACCGCGTCGCTCTCGCTGCTCTTCCTGCCGATAATGTAGTACACCGCGGCACCGTTCGCCGTCAGGGTCACGCCCATGACGTCGCCGTTGACGGTCTCCGTCTGGAACTCCGTGCTCTCGCCCTTGGTGTTGGTGCTGTCGCTGTCCCTGCGGAACTGCACCTTGTAGAACCAGTAGCACTTGTAGCTCACCGTGCCCTTGTACCGTTCCTTCGTGTAGAAGCCGACGCCGTTAAACGGCGCGGACGCTTCCGTGACCTGCAGGTCGCTGGTCGCTTCCACGTAGCCCAGGAAAGCCTTCTCCAGCGCCGCCGTCATGTTCGCCAGCTCCAGCGTCAGGGTGGCGCCGTTCATGCTGTTGTCCGCGTCAATCTTGTGGTCGTCCGCGTAGAACGGCGTGTCCGCGCGCTCCTCGCTGATGTCCGCGCGGATCATGTAGTCGTTCAGCTGGACACCGGTGCCGTAGGTGATCCCCGTGTACTCGCCGCCCGTGGTGAACGGCGCGTAAGTGAGGCACTTCAGTCCGATTTTCGCCATAGTGTTATCCTCCGTTCAATTCCTGAATGATCCGGTCGCTCTCGGCCTGCATGGCCCGGGAAACGACCTCCTGCATGGTTTTCTTTTCTCCCGTGATGAACTTGTCGCCGGTCTTGTCCGTCCTCCGGCCCCCGCGGCCGTAGTTGATCACAAAGGCTTTCTTGGCGTTGCTGATGCCGCGGCTGTCGTCCCCCTGGGGGTAGACCTCCACCCATCCGCTGCCATAGTCCTCGTGGTATTTCCCGGGCGCCACGTTCTGCATCATCTGTCCGGTCAGCACGTGCCTGTAGCGCACGATATTGTCCTTCGTCTCCTGGACGCAGGCCGCAGCTCCGGCCATCACGACCTGCCGGATCGCGTCCCGGCTGAGCCTCGTCAGCACGCCGTTGATGCGCTCCATGCCGTCGTACTCGATCATGCGGGCCATCCGTTCATCACTCCCCGGCGCCTTCGGGTTCCTGCGGGGGCGTGGGTGCCGGTTCTTCCCAGGTGAGCGGCCCGTACATGATGACCATCCACCGCCAGTGGACCTTGCCCGTCGCGTAGTCGAAGTCGCGGTTGTTCGTATGCGTCAGGTCGATCATGCCCTCGTCCTCCAGCGCTTCCAGGATCTCCTGGACTTCCGCCGGGTACTCGTAGCTGTCGTCCGCCACATACATGTCAAGCGTCACGGTCCAGGCGCTGTCCGTCAGGTGGCCGTCCGCCCACAGCTGCCGCGCCTCGTTGCTCAGCGATACCACGCCGTAGTTCTCCGGCGCCTCGTTCACCCAGGCGTCCACCGCCCACTCGACCCCGTCGATCCCGTTCAGCCTCGCTGTCAGCCGGTCGACCGCGTTAACTGTCACCGTCGCCGCTGTCCGGCTCCGGCTCTTCGTCCGTGCCACGTTCGTCACTCCTTTCGACCGTGATCTCGATGCCGTCGTCACGCGTCAGGTACGTGCGGACCACCCGGAACTTCTGCCCGTGGAACTTCACCAGGCGCTCGTTCTGGTAGTCGGCCGCCAGGGCCAGCTTGAACACGTACTCCGGCCGTACGCCGGCGTTCAGTGCGTCATAGTATTCGCTTCTCCGGACGCTCTCCACGGTGCACATCACGGTCCGTTCGGTATCCGTCACGGCCTCGTGCACCCCGTGCCCCGTCCGGTTCTCGGTGATCAGTCCGATCACGTCAGCCCGCATCATTCGCCTTCACCGTCCTCACC